GCGTCTTTGTTGCCGGTGTACGGCATCGCGTTAGATTTTGGAGCTGCTTTAGGCGTTGTCATTTGGTTTATCTTTCGGCTTGTCTTTAAGGCCGTTGCCAGCGAGTAGCCCGATGAGTCCGCCCGAGAGAGTGAGGAGCATCGAGGAAAGGATGTTGATTTGCTGTGCATCAAGTTCCGCCATTGTCGCAGGCTGTGAAACAAAAAGCAGTCCGTACAAAATTGTGAAGACGGAGCCGACGAAAGAAAGCGTTAAGCCACACGCGACGATCATGACGATCCGCGCTTTGATCTCTTCGTTAGTAAGTCTGTTTTCTGGTTTCTTTAGCATTTGCCACCTGTCCCATATCGTGGGGTCTCTGTTGTTTGTGTTGTTTCTGTGACGGTTGCGCTGAGTGCTTTGTTCTTTGTGCGCGGTTCACAGTTGAGGCGTACGCGGTCTCCGCAAGCTGTGAGGATTGACGCGAACAAAAGCGCCACGAAACTAATCCGCCAGATCATAATCTTGCTTAGGAAGTTCTGGGATTTCATCGGCTGTAAGTTCGCGCACAATGGTAACGCCTGTTTCTGCGTCGTGAAATGTGCCTATTTGTGGTTCCATTTGTTATGCCTTTCGGTATCCGTAAACAGTGATAGTGCCTGTAGAAGCGCCACCAATTTGCCAAGAGAAACCGTCGTATGAGGTTGTGTTTGCAAGGTATCCGCCAGCAATAATGCAGAAACGCGAGTCGGGCGTATAACTTCCCTGGGTTGTTGTTGTGAAACCTGTGTACTTTGCAGCGAACGGGTTGTAAAACTCTATGACGTCCATGCCTGCGTTTCCCGCTGTATGTGCTCCAACGCGCCAAGAAGCATTACCTGTCCCGCCTTGGCTGCTTACCGAACCGGGCAAGAAATCCGCGCCTGTGTATGAATAGCCCGAGCCCCCTGTATTTGTCGTCCCAGTACGCATTTGCACGAACGCGGTTTGGCTGCTCGTTGTTGTTGCAACTTCTATTAGGACTCGATAATGGTCGTAGGTTGCGCTGAAACAAGTGTTTACGTTTATAGTTGTTCCGCTAAAGGCGGTGCTGCTGATGTAAACAAGACCGCTGTTTGCTAAATACGTGTTTGTGTCCGAAGCGGTCAACACCGCGCCGCTAGTAAAAGTTTTTATAGCCATTTATGGGAACCCCAGTCTGTTTGTGTCTAGTATGCCGAAATCGTTGCTGTCGAGCAAGAACGGTTGCCCCAAACTTGGGGAAAACGTGAAATCTCCAGTAGCTCGGTCTGCATAAAAATTAACATTAATAGATTGAATGGCTGCGGGATACGTAACGCCACGAAAAGTAATTTGAGCCGACAAGCCCAAATATGACAAGGTCCCGCTGAAACTGCCGATATAGCAAAATGTTAAAAATGTGTCATCAACTGCCGTGTCGGTGCTCAAGCTGAACGGTGCAATAGTCACTTGACCTGACAGCAACAAATAAAGATAAGTGGCCAAGTTAAGCATTTCGGCAGTCGTGTTGCTGTAAGTGTTGTAATCAAGCGTGTTATAAGGGCCAGTGGCTGCTTGGAAGTTTTGTGTAGTTTTGCCAGGCGTAATCACGTTTACGTCGTTAAACGTGGACTCGCTTGCCGACTTAAATGCTAGACGGTTGTATTTTGTGCCTGCGCCCGTGTCCCCAAATGACGCTGTGAGTCCGCCATATATACCGTGATACCAAGCGATTGGCTCGACTAAACCAGTTGAAGGGTTGGTTGTGCGTTCATTGTCGATGTCATCAAGAACGCTTTGATCGGTGCGGGCCAGTTGGTTAATTACATCAAACGCGCCTTGATTAGTTATTGCTGTTAGTGAGCTTTGGGTTGTCGGCACAAAATTAACTGTTACGAAAGCGCTGCCGCTAGCGGCATCTTTTGCTTGCAGTCTCGTTGTTGTTGAAGCGCCAAACGAAAGCGATGCAATGGTTCTTGCAGCGATCATGCCGGTAGGCCCGACTGCCGTAATAATTATGCGATCACCAGGAGCGTGCAAGGTCGCGCTGGCGTCATAAGGTATGTCATAAACACGCTCAACATCGGTGATGATGCCCAGAAAATACGCTTTAGATGAGGCAGAGTTGCTAGTTCTAACGTCAATATATTGACCGATTGCTAGAGGCGTTGCGTAAGTGTTGGCTGGTATTAACTCAACGACACATTGGCTAGGTAGCCAGTTGTCTTGGAAGTAAGTGCGACCGCGCCTGATATTTATTGACTGCACTCCGGTCAGGCTTGTATAGGTGCCGTCGAGGGTCGTTGAGTAATTAACTGTTGGCGCTGTATAAGCCATCGTTAATTTGTCACTCGGATAGGGACTGAGCCGTTGCGCTGCATATATGTTCGAAGAGCTGCGACAACTGCATTGGGGTCGCCCCCGTTGACGTTGATCGTGATGTTGTTGCCTAGTGAGCCAGCGCGGTTCAATGGGATTACGGCCTCGGGGCCTGCCTCGCCGATCATCGCTAATGTCGGGCCTGTCACGATGCCACCGTTGGCGAGCATTGGAATATCGGGGACGTCGTAGCCTTTACCGCCGACGATTGGAACCCAGCTAGGGAACTTGAAAGACAGTTTTCCGACGGTGTTGTTCCAGACTGAAGCAATGCCATTGAACAACCCTTTATAGACTGCGACTAGCCCGTTAACGTATCCGCTCACAGCTGTAACAACGCCAGCGAAACCTGCTTTGATGCCGTTGAATACTGTCCCAGCAATTTTGCCGACGCCTTCAAATACCTTGCCAAAAATGTTGAACTTGAGCTGCAGGATTACGAGTGCAGCGCCAACGGCAACGAACAGCGCGACAAGTAGGAAGATGGGGTTTAGTGCCATTACAGCGTTGAAGGCTGCTTGGACGGCTGTGAAAGCGGTCGTGGCTGCAGTCCAGGCTTTCATGGCGAAGTTGACGGCGAGGATGGCTGTGGCGATGCCTGCGATTGCTCCGCCGACGATCAGGAATGTCGTGGTGTTTTCTTGAGCCCAAGTTCCCAGACGCTCGATGAATGGGAGGACGGCTTGGATCGCTGGGAGTAATGCTGCTCCGATTGACTCCTTGGTTTCGGCAAGGCCAATAGACAGTCTTTTGAAACGTCCTTCCGCGGTGTCTGCAGCTGCAGCAGCGTCACCTCCAAAAGTGTCCGCTAGCACGCTCATCGCGCCCTCGACATCTAGACCGTCTTTGAGGAGTGTCTTCATGCGCGGGTCAAGGGCCTTGAGTCCTTTGTCGTTTCCTGCGTAAGCCTTTGCTAGCGCCTCGGAAACTGTGGCGAGATCCTTGCCTGTACCGGCAGCGATGTCTTGAGCAAGGCGGAGTCCGTCTTGGGCTTCTTCAAGGTTCTCTGTGCCGACAACAAGTTTCGCAAGCGCTGGGCGTAGTTCGTCGTCGGCGGTAGCGGTCGCCATTGACAACGAGGAAATAAAGTCCTCATTTTTTTTGATTGCCGAGTCCGAAGCATTGGTTACGCCTCGGATATTGCGAGCAAGTTGTTCCTGAGCTGCCGCGTCTTCCATTGCACCCTTGACAGCATCAAAAGCGACAGCGCCGAGACCTGCGAGAGCGGCTGCTGCTGGGACGGCTGCTTTCTTAATGGCGAATGATGCTTTAGCGCCAACGGTCTCTAGTTGCTTGAACTCTTTGATTGCTTTGTCAACGCCAGCGCCGACGTACTCAGTAATGATGGGGATGTTGATAGCCATTAGCGCGTCTCCTCGTTTACTCTCCGCATGACGTCGCGCACAAGATCCGAGAGACCTTGCTCAACGTCTGGAAGGTGTTTTTCTGCTGTAGGCCACAAAACTCGAGGGTTTTTATTTCTGAGATTGTTGTTGAAGTTTGTGCCTGGATTTGCTTTGCCAGCGACTTCAAAGATTGCGCCTGCTGGGTCGCCCTGGGTCACATAAAGTACCGCGGATTTGTTTCGGCGCGTAGAAGTTTTGAACTTGACGCCGGAGCGGACTTTGCTCACTGTCCAAGGCAGTAAAGTCCGACCGCGCTTATCTGTCCACTTGTACTTCATGCCCGAGAGTGGCATCTGGGGGTAGCCACCTTTAGCGTCGGCGATAAGTGGGGCGACAATGTTTTTGGCGTCACGATTGAACTGTTTACGGTATTCGGGGTCAATGCTTTTTAGGGCTTTGATAGCAGCTGCACCGCCGACGAACTCGGTTCGCGCTGTTGCTGTCATGTCTAGCCCTTTCTCTGAGTGTTGATTACGTCTATGCAAGTCATGAGATCCTGCAACGTGAAGTTGATGTCTGGGGGCCAGTAGCCAGTCTCGACAAGAAGCTCGGCGAGCGTCCTTGCTACTGATCCCCTTCGATGGGGTTTTCTGCCTCATTGCTGATGACGTCCAAGGTCACAAGTTTTCTAAGGAAGTCATCCAAGATGATTGGTGGGTTGTGGCCTTGTTGTTTTGCAGCTTCATGAGCCAAGTATCCGAGCATCTCTATCGAGATACCGTTAGCGAGGTCGGATGCTTTGACTTTGTATTTCCGCTCGAGTTGCACAATGTGAAAGAGATTAGTTTCGACAACGTAATCTCCTTCACCTGTGTTGACTTTGATGGATAGTTTCATGGGGTTTCCTTTGCACGGTAAGGGATGGGATTAGGGGGTGATGTCGCGTACCCAGGTGCCTCCCGAGAACGAAACTTCCATCACTTGGAGTTCGCCGACGGTGTAGGTGATTGGGTAGTTGGCGATCATGGTATTCGTGATCGTCCATTCTGGGTTAGTCGCGCTGACTGCGCCTGACTCTTTTTTGACGACAATAACGGTGTCGCCTTGACCGACTTCGCCAGCGATAACGCCTTCAACTTCTGCCGCGCCGTATGACATATAAAGGGTGATTGTCCCTTCGACAGTGTCAAGCCCAGGAACCATGCGCTCCCCGAGATCGCCGAAGGCGGTGCTCGTAAGAGGCGTTTTGCCGAGAGTAAACGAAATACTCGAGGCCTGATCAACTAGATCCTGAGCAGCAATAGTTAAGACTGCAGGCTGTGAAAGGTAGGTGGTTGTTGCCATGATTTCTCCTATGGGTTTCTTGAGGTTCCCACACGAACGACTAGATCGTATGAGGGGATATCTTGTGATCCGATTGTCGTGACAGAAGGAGCGCCCGAGATGAGGGAGATCGCGCTGTTCATGATCGTATCGGCTGTGGTAATCAGGTAATCCTCGGCGTCGCTGTTGCCTGGGGGAGCTGCGAGGATCCTGAGTCCGAAAGTGATTTCGGCGATGTTGCTGTTAAAGCAGGTGAACGTGGGGGGCTCGACAAAGACTGTCATCGGGCGAGCGTTGCGAGAGTCTGTTACGACTGCCAGGCCGAGTCCCGTAAGCGAGGCTACAAGGGTGCTCTGGGCGCTTGCAAAGATGCCTGAGGCACTCATGCGACTTGGCTCCGATTGACGCCGAGGAGACGGTTGATTTGTCCCATGGATCCGACAGTGCCTGGAATGTTCATTGCTTCAAAACTGGCGAAGGAGTCAACGCTTCCACGTTCTCTATATAACGAACCCGCCACCATTGTCGTCGCTAATTTAACGTCCGCGCCTGGCACGGAACTGAGCGAGTCAAAATAACCTGCTTCCTTCCGACGCCGAAACGCGAACGCGTTAGCTGCATCCGTGCATGAGCCAACGAAGGCTGTGTCGTTTGCGGTAGCGACACTTATACCGAGCCAGGCGAGAACGTCGTTTGCGACGATCCATGTGCAGGTCTGAGTCCAAGTGAGCGTCCCAGTCGGGATCGCTGCACCACGTTCTAGATCTGTTCCGGCATCGTAGAAAATAATCTGGTTCCCGATGTAAACGTCGTAATCGAATAGCAGGTCGCCTTCGTCATCAACTCCCTCAAAATAGTAAGGGTTGACGGCATAGACGGTATGAGTGCCGTTCAAGCCGTGGCCTAAGCCTGCAAGAATGATGCTTTGACCGATGCCGATGTCCGTGTCCTCGAGGGTCTGCACCACGGCGTAGTCGTTTAGTCGCTGGTGGTGAGTGACTGCGAATACTGCCATGGTGCAAACTTTCTCGAGTGGGGCTAAGGATCAGGGAACGCGCTTAACGAACTTGGTGGCGTCCATCATTACCGCGCTGAAGTAGCCGCGGAACTTGATGACACGACCGAGAGCGCCGTCTGCGAGGTCAACCGATACTGCTCCGCGTTGCTGTTCCCAGCACTCGAAGCCAGTGGAGTCGCCGACATAGACCTGGTTGTTGATGTTGCGATCTACCACAAGGTTCAAGCCGAAAGCGTTGCCGTTGAAGTTGCTCGCTGCAGTTGTGCCGAACGCGTTCTGTGGCCCGACATTTGGGAAGAGTGGACGGTTTGATCCGTCCGTCAATGCTCCAAGGTAGGCGTAGAAACTTGGTGACATTACAAGCACGTTAGGCAAGTTGCCGTTGCTGTTTGTCAAGATCTGCTCTGCTGAGTTGTAAATGAACGAAACCCAGTCGGCTGGGTCGGCCGCATTTGCAAAAGCTTCAGTCTGGGTGACCCCAGCCTCGAAGGTGGTGCAAGCTGCAACGTCGGTAGCGTTTGCGTAAACGCGCGCCATGTCATCAAGCAATGCTCCAAGTACTTCAGGTGACGTCATGTCGAGGCTTTCTTCTGACAGTTTCACGAAACCGCCGTAGAGGGCCTTTGTGATTTGGATGTCGTCAACTACGAAAGTACCTTGATCGAGTGGTACGAGTTCTCCGTTGCTTGCACCGATAGTTGTGTTCGTGGTGACTTTTGGACGGATGAAAACTTTTCCGCTTTGTGGCA